TCCATCAAAAAGAGATCCAGAAGCAGCTGATGAAATGAGATATGAAGATAATACTCAAGCAGCTAATCAACCTATGGGTCCAGAAAGAAGATCATCCCAATCTCCATTAAATTCTCATGGGGAAAAAGATAAAGCTTTAACTGCAGAAATTGAAGCTATGAAGAAGAAGCATTATGAAAGAAATACTGATCCTTTTGAAGATCCAGCAATCCAGGCTAAAATAGCAGAAAGAACTAAATTAAGAGCGTCTCATAAAGAAGACGGACCTTCAAGAAAGTCTTCATCTCCAGTTAATTTTATGGGAATTAAACGACCTGGAAGATGTACTCCTTTTCCTAATCCAGATTGTGAACCAGGGACGCCTCAATATAATTTAGCAAAAAGGCTTAAACCAGGAGGAGATTTATATAAAGGTAAGAAAAAATAAATAAAAATAAAAAATCATGTTAATAAATTCAAGTTCGTATACTAGCGCAATCCCGGTAGCACTAAGTGATACTATAAATATTCCGGGGCCAGTGGTTAGAACAAGCGGTACTACTACAGCCACTACGCCAGATGGCGATCCTAAAAAATTAATTGATACTAATGCAAATTTTGTAACTACATATAATGCAGATAATTCAGTTAATAATCAAGGTGTTTCTGTAGGAATGATTGTATATAACATGAAATCCATGACCAATACAACATGGTTAGGGCCAGAAGCTGCTGTAATTGAACAAGTAGTAGATAATAATACTTTACTTTTATCTGCAGATTTATTTCCATTTGCTGGAGGTGTAGCAACAGAAGATTATAATATTTATGATGCTAATAAAGCCCACCCAAAAGGATTTATAATTCAAGTAGGGTCTGGTGTTGATGGAGGAGCAGATTTAGCAGATGTCTATGTTAAAACTATAGACGGTATGGATATATTTATCCCAGCTGTTCAACCAGGTACTATATTACCTTTGGTAGTACAAAGAGTAATGGTAGGAAGTGCAGCAGACACATCTTCGCCAAATACATTAACTAATGTAGAAAATATAATAGCATATACATAATAATTAAAATAAATAAAAAATGTCACATCACCCAATACACAAACACATGCATACTCATATTACAAAAAGTAATGTGAAAGCAGCAATTAGAGATGATAAAGCTCATATGACTTATCTTAAAGAAGACGTAAATAAAGATCAAAAATACGGCGGAAAATATAAAGATGAAAATCAAACAGCTGATGAAAAACATATTTCTAAATTAGCTGGAGATGTAAAGCACGATGAAAAGAAAGAAGGAGTATCAAGAAGATCTTCATCACCAGTAAATGCAAATGTAGATCCAGCAGAGGCTGTAGAAGCAGGGGCTAAAAATACAAGAGAAGGAGCAAAAGGACAAGGCGCCGATAAAGTTAAAGGACAAAGATAAGCAATTATGCCTTATACGCAAAACTGGGGTATATCCCGAAATGCTTTTCAATCACCATTAAATGATAATGAGATAGATACTGATCCTAATGCTGATGAAGATATTATTGAACAAAATAATAGAGTAGCAGAATCTACAGCAGTAAATATTCCTAAATTTATTCCAAGGGAAAAAATTCAACGACCAGAATTCCCAACAGATGGTAGTGATGAAGAAAAAAAAGAATGGTATAGGAAATATAATGAAGGACCTGTAGTCGCTGAAGCTTCTGAAGAAAATACACGTGCATTAACGCTGGGGTTGGGTCATGCTTCAGAGATGAACGAAGAAGAAAAAAGAGTTTCTAGAGGGGATGGTAACGTTTTGGATTATATAAATATGGCGGGAACTGCAGGCGGAATGACCCCAGTATATGGGGCTGGAGCTGACGCTCTTAATACTATTTTTAGCGGTGGGCGAACAGTAACAAATTTTATAGGAGATACATTTAGAAGTATTAAAAATAGAGATATAGATTATAGTAGAACTGCCGCTAGAGCTAAGGATACGGCATTTGCGCTTGGTGGAATCCTACCAATTGGCGGCCAAGTTTTGAATACAGGTAAATTAACAAAAAATGTAATTGGCAAATCAAAAGGATGGACATTCCTCAAAGGTTTAAAACTAGGAGATCAAATCACAGATGTTGCAAAAGCAAGCGGTATAAAAGGACCTCGATTGCCAATATCCACAGTACCAACTGGTTTAAGTACTTTTACTGGTAAAATGGGTGCTAAAATAGCAAGTTGGTTTTCAAATTAAAAATTAATTATGGCTTTTAAACTAAAACCCCCATTTGAAGAACAACCTCCAATATATGAGAGAGATTTAGAAGAAGGATGTTTAGGCAAAGGAAATAATAATGGTACTATTTTAATTTCAGATGAACTACACCCTAAAGATCATCAGAGTATTATTGATCATGAAAAGATTCATATAGACCAGATTAAAAGAGGCGATTTAGATTATGATGATGAAAATGTATATTGGAAAGGTAAAACTTACCCAAGATCTAAAATGAAAGAAGGTAATCCGAGTTTACCTTGGGAAAAAGAAGCTTACAGTAAAACAGATGATTACGAAAAATTATAATAAAATGGAATCAAAAGGATTTGGGGATACTATAGAAAAATTTACTCAAGCAACAGGAATAAAAAAATTAGCAGATAAAATTCCAGGAGGATGTGGCTGTAATAAAAAGAAAGCTGCTTTAAATAGGTTATTCCCTTATAATAAATAGTATGGCAAAAAAGAAATTTAAAGATACAACAGTTGGGCAACTATTATTTGGCGCGGCTTCTGTTATTAACCCTACTTTAGGGAACGTATTACAAGGTCTTACATCACCTAAAGAAGCATTAGCGGCTATAACTAAATCTGATGTAAGCGCAGAAGATAAGATTAAGTTGCAACAAATAATATACGATCAACAAAATAAAGAAATAGAATCTATCACTTCAAGATGGCAAGCAGATTCTATATCTGATTCATGGTTAAGTAAAAATGTTAGACCATTAGTATTAGTATGGTGTATAGTTATCTTTTCCTTAGCAGGTATTTTAGATAGCATTGAAAGCTTGCCTTTTCATATAAATGAATTATGGAATGACACTTTCGAGAAAATAATGATGTCCGTCGTTTTAGCCTATTTCGGTGGACGCACAACTGAAAAAGCAACTAGTATATATAAAAAGTAAAATCACATATTAATAAGTGATAATAAATAGAGTAATAATAACAATTAAAATTAAATCAAATGGCAGAAAAAGTAAACAAAATTGAAGAACAGGAATTAACAACTGTTAAAGAACAACAAGGTAAAATTCAACAAGTTGTAATGGATTTAGGTTCATTAGAGTTAAGAAAAGCTGAAATTTTAGGGGCGTATGGCGCTTTTGCTAAAGAGCTTGATGTTACTAAAAAAGAACTTGAAGAAAAATACGGTCAAGTAAATATTAATTTACAAGACGGTTCTTATGAAAAAATAAAAGAAGAAGACAAGTCTGAAGAAAAGTAAGACATGGACTCTATTATAAGAAAAATAAGTATAGGTGCAGACTATAAAAATGAAGCTATGCATTATTCTGTAGGCCAACAGGTTTATGGAGGTCATATAATTCATCATATTAGTTTAGACGAAGAGGACAGTTCTTATAATATCTATATAAAAAAAGGTAATGAGGTAATGCCATGGAAGAAGTTTAACTCTCACATGGCTATCTCAGTTGAATATGATTTAGAATATTAATGAATAGTATATATGATTTTATTATAACCCCAAAAGAAGGTAGGTATAATAATGAAATTAAAATAGGGGATAAAACTCTTGTATTAAATACTAATATTGAAGATCATAAAATGGTTAGTCGTAGGGCTATTGTTGTTTCAGTACCACTAGCATATCAATTTGATATAAAAAAAGGAGATGAAGTAATAATACACCATAATATATTTAGAAGATGGTATGATGTAAGAGGGAAGGAAAGAAATAGTAGTCAATATTTTAAAAAAGACTTATATTTTTGTAAACCAAACCAAATATATTTATATAAAAAAAATAGTAATTGGGTACCTTTTATGGATAGATGTTTTGTAATACCTATTAAAGATAATGATCCTTTAACGCTTGATTTAGAGCAAAAGTGCATAGGTGTACTCCAAATAGGTAATAGTGAATTAAAGGTATCTAATATTAACCCAGGAGACTTAGTTGGTTACAAACCAGGAAGAGAATGGGAGTTTATTATAAATAATAAGCGAATTTATTGTATGAAATCAAATGATATTGTTATAAAGTATGAATACAAAGGAAACGAAGAAGAATATAATCCAAGCTGGGCAAGTGGCAGTAAAAGAGTTAATCAAAGTTGCTAAGGAGCCTATTGTTGATTCTGATAGTGATATTTCCGCGGATAGACTTAAAAATGCTGCAGCTACTAAAAAGCTAGCTATATTTGATGCTTTTGAAATTTTAAATAGAATTGAAGAAGAAAAAAATATGTTAGAAGAAAAACCTAAAGAAGAAGTTAAAAAAGAAAAAACTTTTGGAGGTTTTGCAGAAAGGAGGTCTAAATAATGTATAAGCAAACTTTATATAAAATTATAGATGACCATATTAAACCTAAAATTATTAAACGATTAAATCGTTATAATAAGTGGGAATATGGATATAATAAAGAACATGATATTATAGTTATTAGTAAGACTGGTAAAATAGGAGAGATTTATGAAATACAAAATCTTAGAATAGCTTTACCTAAAGAAGAAAAACCTCATGAATTTGAGAATAAAACTTGGACTAAAACTGAATATCCTAAAGCTTTAAGCAGAATAAAAACAGTATTTAACTGGAGAGAATACCCAGAGGATTTTAAAGAAAAATGGTTTGAGTATATTGATGAAGAATTTAAAAAACGTGAAGAAGGTTTTTGGTTTTATAATCAAGGTAAACCTACTTATCTTACTGGCACTCACTATATGTACTTGCAGTGGAGTAAGATTGATGTTGGGCCACCAGATTTTAGAGAAGCCAATAGATTATTCTTTATATTCTGGGAAGCTTGTAAAGCAGACGCAAGATGTTACGGAATGTGTTACCTTAAAAATCGTAGATCAGGATTCTCTTTTATGGCCTCAGGGGAGGTTGTAAATTTAGCCACAATATCGAGTGATTCCCGATATGGAATATTATCTAAAACTGGGCCAGATGCTAAAAAAATGTTTACCGATAAGGTTGTACCAATTTCAGTTAACTATCCATTCTTTTTTAAACCGATTCAAGATGGTATGGATCGACCTAAAACAGAGTTAGCATATAGAGTTCCAGCTTCTAAATTTACTAGAAGAAAGATAGAACTGGGGAGTGAAGTAAGTGAATTACAGGGATTAGATACAACGATTGACTGGAAAAATACTGGTGATAATAGTTATGATGGTGAAAAATTAAAACTATTAGTACATGATGAAAGTGGTAAATGGGAAAGGCCAACTAATATTTTAAATAATTGGAGGGTTACAAAAACAACTTTAAGATTAGGTAGTAGAATTATTGGCAAATGTATGATGGGTAGTACTTCAAACGCATTAGATAAAGGAGGTAGAAACTTTAAAAAATTATATGATAACTCAAATGTTAAAAACAGAAACCGCAATGGACAAACTAGCTCAGGATTATATTCTTTGTTCATACCTATGGAATGGAATTACGAAGGATACATTGATGCTAATGGGATGCCTGTCTTTGACACCCCGGCTACCGAAGTTAAAGGCCCACAAGGAGGATTTATCAGTTTGGGGGTCGTCGAATATTGGGAAAATGAAGTTGATGGATTAAAAAACGATCAAGACGCTTTAAATGAATTTTATAGACAATTTCCAAGAACTACTAAGCATGCTTTTAGAGATGAATCTAAATCTTCTTTATTTAATTTAACAAAGATATATCAACAAATAGATTTTAATGAAGACTCTAATAGTAGAGCTTCAGTAACTCAAGGTAATTTTATTTGGGAAAATGGCATAAAAGATACAAGAGTTGTGTTTGCACCTAATAACCAAGGCAGATTTTATATAACTTGGGTGCCACATAGAAACTTACAGAATAGGTATATAGAAAAAAATGGTATTAAATATCCTGGTAATGAACATATGGGTGCCTTTGGATGTGATCCTTATGATATATCGGGAACTGTAGATAAAAGAGGGTCTAACGGGTCTTTGCATGGATTAACGAAGTTTAGCATGGAAGTGGCTCCTCCAGATCATTTTTTCTTAGAATATATAGCTCGTCCACAAACAGCTGAAATATTTTTTGAAGATGTATTAATGGCGTGTATATTTTATGGAATGCCAATATTATGTGAAAATAATAAACCTAGGCTTTTATATCATTTTAAAAGAAGAGGTTATAGAGGGTTTGCAATGAATAGGCCTGATAAGTTTTGGAACAAACTTTCGGTAACAGAAAAAGAAATAGGTGGAATACCAAACTCAAGTGAAGATATTAAACAAGCACATGCTGCAGCTATTGAATCTTATATAGAAAATTCTATAGGATTTAATGGTGATGATTATGGAGATATGTATTTCCAACGAACATTAGAAGATTGGGCCGCTTTTGATATAAATAATAGAACTAGTCATGATGCTTCTATTAGCTCTGGTCTTGCAATTATGGCATGTAATAAAAATAGATATGCACCAGTAAGCAGAAGAAAAAGAGAAAAGATTGATTTAGGAATAAAAAAATATGATAACAAAGGAATATTGTCAAAAATAATTAAATAAATGAATACATACGCAAATCCAAATAGCGCATTTCCAAGCCAAACTGTGCCAGATGCTGAGAAAGCTTCCATTGAATATGGTAGAAAGGTCGCACAAGCTATTGAAAGTGAATGGTGGAGACAAGGTGGTAATGGTACTAGATTTGCTACTTCTTATAACAGATTCCATACTTTAAGATTATATGCAAGAGGAGAACAACCTACACAAAAATATAAAGATGAGTTAGCTATTAATGGCGATATGTCTTATTTAAATTTAGATTGGAAACCAGTTCCTGTTGTTTCTAAATTTGTAGATATAGTAGCAAATGGTATGAATAATAAACTTTATGAAATAAAAGCTTTTGCGCAAGACCCTATTTCATTAAAGAAAAGAACTGATTATGCTTCAGCTATTATACAAGATATGCTAGCTAAACCATATTTAGAAAAAGTTAAAAATACATTAGGGATTAATCAATATCAAAGTCCTGACCCTGCTAATCTACCTGAAAATCAAGAAGAATTAGATCTTCATATGCAATTAAGTTATAAGCAAGCTATAGAAATTGCAGAAGAAGAAGTAATTAATAATACTTTAGATAAAAATAGATTTGATAATATAAGGAAAAGATTTAATTATGACTTAGTAACTTTAGGCATAGGGTGTGCTAAAACTCAATGGAATAAAGCAAATGGTGTTACTTTAGATTATGTAGACCCCGCTAATTTAATATATTCTTATACAGAAGATCCACATTTTGAAGATATATATTATGTTGGAGAAATTAAAAGTTTAACTATTCCTGAAATAGCTAAACAATTTCCTCACCTTACAGAGGCTCAATTAGAAAAAATACAACAAACAAGGGGTTATAATAATCAACAACTATATGGTTGGCAAACTTATGACCGAAATACTATACAAGTTATGTTCTTTGAATATAAGACATATAACACACAGGTATTTAAAATAAAAGAAACTGAATCTGGATTAGAAAAAGCATTACAAAAACCAGATACTTTTGACCCTCCAAAGAATGATAATTATTCTAAAGTAAGTAGAAAAATAGAAGTACTTTTTGAAGGGGTTAAGATTTTAGGTAATAATGAATTAATAAAATGGGAGTTATCTAAAAATATGACAAGGCCTATGGCTGATACCACTAAGGTAGAAATGAGTTATACTATTTGTGCGCCAAGAATATATAAAGGGCGTATTGATTCTATTGTAAGTAGAATTACAGGATTTGCAGATATGATTCAAATAACTCATTTAAAATTACAGCAAGTAATTTCAAGATTGGTTCCAGATGGGGTATTTTTAGATATGGATGGAATTGCAGAAGTAGATCTTGGTAATGGTACAAATTATAATCCTGCTGAAGCATTAAATATGTATTTTCAAACTGGTTCTATAGTTGGTAGATCTCTTACTCAGGAAGGAGATATGAACCCTGGTAAAGTTCCTATCCAAGAACTTGCTACATCTAGTGGACAAGGTAAAGTACAAAGTTTAATTCAAACCTATCAATACTATCTACAATTAATAAGAGATGTGACCGGGCTAAATGAAGCCAGGGATGGTAGTATGCCAGAACAAGATACACTAGTTGGATTACAAAAGATGGCTGTAAATGCCTCTAATACTGCAACTAGGCACGTAATGCAGGCTAGTTTATGGTTAACCGTAAGAACATGTGAAAATATTTCTTTAAAAATTGCAGATTCTTTAAATTATCCATTAACTTTAAATTCTCTTAAAAGTTCTGTATCCACTTATAATGTGGGTACATTAGCTGAAATCCAAAACCTACCTTTACATGATTTTGGAATTTATTTAGAACTTGAACCAGAAGAAGAAGATAAAGCTATGTTGGAGCAGAATATTCAAATGGCTTTACAACAAGGTGGTATTGATTTAGAAGATGCTATAGATATAAGACAAATAAGCAATCTTAAACTTGCTAATGATGTTTTAAAACAAAAACGTAAAGAAAAACAAAAAGCTCAACAAGAACATGAAAAGCAGGTTGCTCAAGCAACTGAACAAGCTAAAGTAGCTGCAGATCAAGCAAGAGCTGAGGCTGAAATGCAAAAACAACAAGCTTTAACAGCTTCTAATGTTCAGTTTGAACAAGCAAAGGCTCAAATTGAAATACAGAAATTTCAAGAACAAGCACAAATAAAAGCTCAAGAAATGCAATTACAACACCAATTTGATTTAGAATTAAAACAAATGGAAGTTGGGGCAATGAAAGAAAAAGAATCTTTAATTGAAGACCGTAAAGATAAAAGAACTCAAATGGAAGGCACACAACAAAGTGAAATGATTGATCAAAGAAATAATGATCTACTGCCTATCGATTTTGAAAATAAACAACGTATGTAAATACTTATTAATTAATTTTATATTATTATATTATGTCAAAAACAGAAACAACTAAGCCTGAGGTAGCTCAAGAAGCTAAATCAGAAGGTGGGGAAATGAAAATAAAATCCAAACCTAAAAAATTTAAAACAACAGATAAACCTTTTAAAGTAGATTTATCTAAAGTGGATACTTCACTAGAAGCTAATGCTAAAGTTGAAGAACCAATAAAAGTAGATTTAACTAAAACACAAGAAGATGCCATTTCAATCGGAGAAACAAAGGAGGTACCTGTGGGCGAAGGAGCCGGAGATAGCAAAGGAGTGGACGGAGAAGTACGGGTCAGCGATACAGAGAAAGACGTGCAAGTACAAGAATCCGAATCGCCTATTGAAGAAATTCAAGAGACCGACAAGTCGGCAATAGAACCACAAACAATCATAGATGAAGTATCACCTCAAGTTCCAGATTTACCAGAAAATGTAGAAAAACTGGTAGACTTTATGAAAGAAACTGGCGGTACAGTTCAAGATTATGTAAGATTAAATGCAGATTATTCTGATATAAACGAAGATGTTTTATTAAAAGAATATTATAAAAATACTAAACCACATCTAAATAACGAAGAAGTTGATTTCATTATGGAAGAAACTTTTAGTTATGATGCGGAGGTTGATGAAGAGCGAGACATCAAAAAAAGGAAACTCGCTAAAAAAGAAGCGGTTGCAGAAGCACGCAGTCATTTAGAAAGCTTAAAGCAAAAATATTACGACGAAATCAAGTTGAGGCCCGGCGTAACGCAAGAGCAACAAAAAGCTACGGAATTTTTTAATCGCTACAACAATGAACAAGAAATAGCTGAGCAAAAGCATAAAAATTTTCTTGACAACACTAGACAGATGTTCTCTAATGAATTCAAAGGTTTTGATTTCGAGGTTGGAGAAAAGAAGTATAGATACGGTGTCAAGGACCCCAGTGCGGTTGCAGAAAATCAATCTAATTTAAATAACTTCGTCGAGAGGTTCTTGGATAAAGAAGGTAATGTTAAAGACACGAAAGGTTATCATAAAGCTATGTACGCTGCTCAAAATATAGATAAAATAGTAAATCATTTTTACGAACAAGGGAAAACTGATGGAATAAAAACTGTAGTTGATGGATCAAAAAATCCAGATACTGGAGTTCGCCAAACACAAGGTGACATTTTCATTGGAGGTCTTAAAGTTCGCGCTATAGATGGAGTAGATAGTTCGAAATTGAAAATCAAAAAACGTAAATTTAACAATTAAAATTAAACAATTATGGGTGTATTAAGTCCTCAATTTGGAAGTCTAATACCTACTGCTCAGCCAGTTACTTTAAGTTCTAACTACTTAAATTTTAACGACGCTGGTGGTAATGACTTCTCACAACAATATCTACCAGAAATTTATGAAGCTGAGGTAGAACGTTATGGAAACAGAACGGTAGGCGGCTTCTTAAGAATGGTCGGTGCAGAGATGCCAATGATGTCAGATCAAGTAGTTTGGTCAGAACAAAACAGATTACATATATCATATGATAACTGTACTGTTCAAGCGACAGGTGGTGCTCAAACTGGTCATAGAATTACTATTGCAAATCAAAACGGTACTACTGTACAAAACGTTATTGCTGTAAACGATACTATCGTGGTTATGGATCCTGCGGATCCTGCCTTTACTGTAAAAGCTATTGTATATGCTGTTGCTGCTACTACTGTAGACGCACAGCCTTATACTAGAGCTGCAGTTAATGATATTAACGTAGCAAGAGGTGGCTGTAAAGTATTCGTTTACGGTTCTGAATTTGCAAAAGGTGTAAGTGGTACAGGAGATGGCACAGTAGCTATTCCTGCTATCGAGCCACAATTATCAACTTTTAGTAACAAACCAATTATTATCAGAAACAGATACGCTGTTAGTGGATCTGATACTGCACAAATCGGTTGGGTTGAAGTTGCTGGAGAAGATGGTACGAGTGGTTATCTTTGGTATTTAAAAGCTGAAGGTGAAACTAGAATGAGATTTGAAGATTATCTAGAAATGGCAATGATTGAAGGTGAACTTGCTTCAACTAATGTAATCGCTGCTAGTTTTAATGGCGTTGGTTTAACACAGTTTGTTAATCAAGCAACTGCAGGATCTATTGGTACTGAAGGTTTATTTGCTGCGATTAATAATGGTGGTAATGTACTTTCAGGATACGCTGGAACTCTTCAGGATTTCGATTCTGTATTACAGTTATTAGACAGTCAGGGAGCTATTGAAGAAAATATGCTTTTCTTAGACAGAAAAACTGAGTTATTATTTGATAACATGTTAGCGCAACAAAACTCTTATGGAGCAGGTGGTACATCTTACGGTGTATTTGAAAACTCTGAAGATATGGCGCTTAACTTAGGTTTCTCTGGTTTTAGAAGAGGTTCATATGACTTCTATAAAACTTCTTGGAAATATCTAAACGATGCTTCTTTAAGAGGTGGTTCAACTAACTTTGTTAATGGTGACAACATTGATGGTGTATTAGTACCAGCTGGTACTTCTACAGTATACGATCAGTTACTGGGAACAAACATTAGGAGACCTTTCTTACATGTAAGATATAGAGCTTCTCAAGCAGATGATAGAAGAATGAAGTCTTGGCTAACTGGTTCAGTTGGTGGAGCACATACTTCTGCTCTTGATGCTATGGAGGTTAACTTCTTATCAGAAAGATGTCTATGTACTCAAGCTAGAAATAACTTCGTATTATTTACAGCTTAATTATTTTTATGAGGTAAGGGCGCTTCGGCGCCCAATACCTTTAACTATTAAATTATATTATATTATGTCAAAACAAAATAAAGAAATCTCAACTAAAAACAGTTGGGAAATAAAAGATAGAACTTATGTTATCAGGGGAGATAAAAACCCTTTAACATATACTATAAAATCAAGACATACAGAAAAATATCCTCTGTTATATTTTGATCCAGTAAAGAAAGAACAAAGGGCCTTAAGATTTGCTACTAATCAAGCTTCACCATTTGTTGATGAACAAAAAGGGGAAGTTACCTTAAAGCATATTGTTTTCAGAGATGGCGCCTTAACAGTTCCTAAACAAGAACAAGCTTTACAAAAATTACTTTCTTTATATCATCCTGATAAGGATAAAAGATACAAAGAATTAATGCCAGTAAGAGAAGCAGAAGATGAAGTAGGTGTTATTGAATGGGAAATTGATGCATTACTTATGGCGAGAGAAATGGAAGTAGATCAAGCTGAAGGAATAATGAGAACAGAAATGGGCTCTGTAGTAGATCAATTAAGTTCAAAAGAACTAAAAAGAGATTTACTTAAATTTGCTAAAGAAAAACCACATTTGTTTATTGAATTAGCAAAAGATGATAATGTCCAACTTAGGAATTTTGGTATTAAAGCTACAGAAGCAGGTCTTCTACATTTGTCGCAAGATCAAAGAGGCTTTAAATCAGGAACAACTAAGAAGAAGTTATTTAGTGTTCCATTTGATGAAAATCCATATTCAGCATTAGCTGCATGGTTTAAAACGGATGAAGGGGTAGAAATGTATAAAGCTCTTTCTAAAAAACTTAAGTAAAATAAATAAAGGCGGTTAACGCCGCCTTTTATTATAAATAATATACTAGAATGGCAATAAACGTAGATACAGTATACAAAACTGTTTTGTTAATCCTTAATCAACAACAGAGAGGATATATGACACCTGATGAATTTAACAAAGTCGCAACTCAGGTTCAATTAAATATATTCGAGAAATACGAAGACGATCTAAATCAACAGTATCGTATGCCACAAAATGATACGGAGTATGCAAACCGTATAAAAAATATTGAAGAAAATTTACAATTCTTCCAAAGAACAGGTGCTACAGCTGGTACAAATCCTTTTACCTTAACACCTACCGATGTATATAGATTAGGAACTGTTTTCTATAAAGGTTCTGAACTAACTCAATATACACAAAGAAATGAAGTAACTCAATTACTACTTTCTCCACTTACTCAACCCACTACAACTTTTCCTATATATTTATATGAGAATGACAACTTATACATATATCCTACAAGTATAGTAACAGCCACAGATATTACTTTTTCATATTTAAAGACACCTGCTGATATAGTATGGGATTATACTCAAGGCGCTTTAGGGCAGTTTGTATTTAATGCTGGAGGGAGTACTCAAAACTTTGAGTTAAATGTATCAGAACAAACAAATGTTATTACAAGAATATTAGCTTATGCAGGGGTAATAATAAATGATCCTAATATAGTACAAGTAGCGGGAGCAGAAATACAAGCAGAAGATCAAAATTCAAAAACATAAGATATGCCTAGACCAGACGGAGGATTAATCCGAGAAACTAATTTACAATATTACGCGGGTGCGCAGATTATTTATACATCAGTACAAACGCAGGTTTTTACATTTACATTTAATACTAAATTGTCTATGGGTAGTGGGTCTAGTTGGAATCCTGCTGATTCGGATTTCCCATTAAATAATTTTAGAATATATACTAGTCCTAATGGATTAAGCAACTGGACTGAATATATTACTACATACACATTAACTTTTAGCCAAGACGGTGCACAAACAAATAGTATTATAACTCTTGGATTAAATCAAGGTGTAGGAACTTATGTTAAAGTTCAGTTAAAAGAAGGGGCAGTTCAAAATAATTATGGAGGATATGAATATATTTCTATAAAAGATATTGTTAATAACTTTATAGTGGGATATGTAGGTCAAGATAAATTAATACCTAGAGTAAATAGAACAGATGTAATTTTTCATGCTAAAAGAGGTTTACAAGAATTTAGTTACGATACATTAAAAAGCATTAAATCCCAAGAATTAACTGTTGGCCCTAATTTAAGTGTTATTATCCCACAAGATTATGTTAACTATGTTAAGCTTTCATGGATAAGTGGAGATGGGGTTAAGCATACTATTTATCCTACTCAATTAACTAGTAGCCCATGGGAAGCTCCTGTACAAGACGCGCAAGGGGATATAGTACAAGATAATTTTGGGGATAACGTAGACGGCACTTCTTTAACTAATAGTCGTTGGCAAGCAGCAAATCCAGACAATATAACTGGATTATATCCTACAAATTCTAATAATCCTTTACTTTATATGTATGATTGGTGGGGTGAAGGTGCTTATGGTGGATTTTATGGCCAAAGATATGGAGGTGATCCTGTTAATATGCAAATGAATGGATGGTTTAATATAGACGAAAAAAGAGGAACATTTAATTTTTCTAGTGATCTAGCAAACAAATTAATAATACTTGAATATATTTCTGATGGCCTTGCTTATGATGAAAATACAAAAGTACCTAAAATGGCTGAAGAAGCTATGTACCAACATTTGTTATATAGTATATTATCAACTAGGGTTGCTACAGTTCAAATTGCTCCGCAATATAAAAAACAAAGATATGCCGCATTGAGAAATGCAAAAATAAGATTATCTAATATTAAATTAGATGAAATTGCTCAGGTAATGCGTAACAAATCTAAATGGATAAAACACTAAAGTATGCCAGAAATAAAGAATAATTTTCTCAAAGGGAGAATGAACCAAGATAGTGACTCTCGTATTTTACAAGCAGGAGAATACCGAGAAGCTATTAATTTAATGATTAGTAGATCAGAGGGTTCAACTGTGGGGGAATTTGAAAATTTATTAGGCAATACATCTATTAGTTTATTAGGTAGTAATAATGAAGCCGTAATTGGACATTATGTTAATGAAGCAGCTAATAAAGTTTATTTATTTGCTACTGATTATAATAATGTTAATGGAGATAGAAATACTAGTGGTGAAAATTATATATATGAATTAGATTTATTTGCCCCATATACTAAAAAAGTTTTAGTTACAGGTGGCTTTTTAAATTTTAATCAATCCTTCCCTATAACTGGAGTTAATTTAGTTGAAGATTTATTATTTTGGACAGATAATTTAAATCAACCTAGAAAAATTAACATTACCTTAGCTAATCCAGCTAATGCACCAGTCCCTACGCATTATATCACTGAAGATCACATATCTGTAGCTAAATATGCTCCTTGCGAGCCTATTTATTTAATAGACAGAGTATTAGCACGGTTTGATGGTGCTGTTAATAACTCTGCTAATATAATAGTAGATGACGCTACTGGTGTTGAAATTGGAGATCTTATAACTCCTTATGATGCTTATATTGATTCTACACCAGAATGGAGTAGTTTTATATATGTAATAAAAATAGATGGTGATAATTTAGTTTTATCCAAGGCAATAACTGTAGCAGATGGAATAAAGGTAATATTTGAAAGAACTACTGCGACACAGAAAACAGAAATAAATATGTCTAATGGGTATAGTGGTGCAGTGAATGGTGCGCCGCCTAGCACTACTTCATTTAAAATAGTATATCCTTCAACAGAAATAGAGTATGATGGTAATACCACAGCAAGATATTCGGACATGTTACCAAGATTAGGAGATTTTATAACTGGGCCTAGTAAAACTATAGCAGATAATTTAACAGTCGTTGCAGCTGCTGCAAACTATAACGGCAGCGGGGTTGAATGGACTATAACAACATCAGCTGTGCATGGGTTTGTTGATACTGATTCAGTAACAATAAGTGCTAATCCAAATTATGATTCTTCTTGGAAAGGGGATCCTATATTTTTAGAAGACAAATTTATAAGATTTAGTTATAGATTTAAATTTGAAGATAATGAGTATTCTTTAATGGCCCCATTTACTCAACCAGTTTTTATTCCTAAACAATATAGTGAATTTGGTGGTGGTCAATTTCCAGAAGCCATAGATATGGATAATGCATATAAATCTACTATTGTTGCATGGTTTGAAAATAATATTCAAAATATTATTTTAAAGATTCCAATGCCGGAAAGTACAGCGGCTCTTAATATGACTAATCTTTTAATAACAGATGTAGATATTTTATATAAAGAATCTGATGCTAATGCAGTTAAGGTATTAGATACTATTGATTTAATAAATTTTCCTACTGGCACTTTACCTTTTATGGAATTTTATGATGGAATCCATGGAACAAATACTAATGTATATTATTATAGTTATGATTATAACTCTAGTAAGCCTTATAAAACTTTACCCTCTAATCAAACAGTAAGGGTATATGATAAAGTACCTGTTAAAGCATTATCACAAGAAATAATAGGTAATAGAATAGTATATGGGAATTATATTGATAAACATACAAGCCCAGCCCCTTTAAATTTTAGTGCAGAAATTGCTACTAAAAAACCATATTATAATAATATTACACAATCCCCTTATCAAACATTAAAACAAAGTAGAACTTATCAAGTTGGTATTATATTAGTAGATAGATACGGGAGACAATCAGATGTTATATTATCAGCTTATGATGATGTAGCAGGACAACAAGGATCTACTATATTTTCTCAATATAATACTTACTCTTATCAAGTAAATAATCCCGTTATAGATTGGGTGGGGGATGCTTTAAATGTTCAATTTGATACAGCAATTGGTACTGGAACCTCTCAAGGGGAACCAGGAATATGGCATGCTACTACAAATCCTTTAGGGTGGTATTCTTATAAAGTAGTTGTAAAACAACAAGAACAAGAATATTATAATGTCTATTTGCCAGGATGGGTTAATGGTTTACCTATTACAGAAAGTAAAGATAGAAATCAAATTGCTTATTCAATTTTATTAAGTGACAATATTAATAAAGTGCCTAGAAATTTATCTGAGGTTGGTCCTACAGATAAAGAATATACAAGTAGTGAAAGACTTTATTTAAGAGTAAATAATCCTAATATTAATAATAAATCTAGTGGTAGGCCTTACGGAATACCTCAAGAAAATTCTCCTTGGAATAAACAATACTATCCTAATGCGCTTTCTCAAAAAGTAATGAGTATTGCTACAGTTAGGGATATGGAATTATCAGGAATTCCTTTTGTAGTAAGCGCCCCAGAGGGCCCTTATGGCCAAATAGGAACTATCGAAAATCCTAGTGGCACTATAAAACCTCTAGCAATAGGATCAATCCCATGGGGTACTAGTCCTATAGCACAACCATTTTATAATTCTGATTTAGATCCTTTTGCGCTTAAAATTGATACAGTAGCTAATAGTAATGCATGGACTCTAACTTCAGTTATACCAACTGTACCGGGTCCAATTGGGGCAACCTGTAACACAGTGGCTGCGGGTAGCGCACCTACAAACACAAAATCAATGGAGCCATGCTTAAGTGTTGCGGAAACAAAACCAACTTTTAGTAGATTAGAGCTATTTTATGAAACATCTTTGCAAGGTAAAATAGCTACATTAAATAGTTTAATAAATGCACAATATCCTGGTGTAGTAAGTTTAAATAATACTTCAGCTGATTTTGTAGAATCTTTAGCGCCAGCTGGACAAATAGGGACTAATATTGTTTTTAAAACAGGTGATGGGAATTCTATAACTAATAATTCTTTATTTAGAAATGCAGCAAGTCAAGCAGTTGTACCTAAAATATTAAGTGCTTATAGGGCTAATGATATAAATCAAACAACCGATGTTAGTAATTTATTTCAATTTGTTTATAGTACTAACAATGCAGAATATCAATTAAAAAGTGCAGCAGCAACTTATTTTACCTACACAGCTTCTTCAGAAGCTAATCCATCTAATGATGTATATAATATAACCTTTGAAACTGTTTATACTCCAACTAACCCTGGAACAGATCCAACTTATACAAATACTACTACCTATACAGCCACATTGACTAATGTAGCGCCAACTATTACTAATTGTAGTAATCCGAGTGGAATAACTATAGCAACCACTACTATTAAAACGTTTACTGGGGAAAATGGAACCAATGCAGGAAATACTGCAGCAAATAAAGCATTAGGATTAGTATTTGATTTAGATCCTACTAATGCAGCTTCTATATTAAATGGATTTACAATGACCTCTGCGGGTGTTTTAACAGCTAATCAAGGAACTTTAGTAGACCAAAGTACTTATACAATAAAACCTAGGCTTAGAGATGTTGATGGTAATGGTTTAAATGAATCCCCAGATTGTTCAATACAATTTACAGTTGGTACTCAGCATGTTCCTCAGGCAATTTGCTATAATAGGCAAGGTTCTGCAGTGGCTGGGTGTAATCAAAGTTATGAAACATTTTTTGGAGTTAGTAATACTACAAGTAGTACCGGAACATATGGCACTATAGATGGTGTGGTATACCCTAGCAATGCTATACAATTTTATAATGTAAGAGCTAATGCTGCCGCGGGATCTACTACTGGTGCATTAACTCAAGGTGTAATGTATATTAAACCTGAATTAACAACAGACACAGCTGGTAGTGTGACTTGTTATTTTACTGTCCAATATAGAGAAGACTCTAATTCGGCTTGGACTCAAGCTGTTGATACAACTAGTGCGGTAATAAATAATATAACCCTAGAGGCTTCTCAAGGAGTAGTGGGAACAGTGACTAAAAACTTTAGTGTAGCAGGGGAATATAGAGCATTTACTACTAATGTAACAGGTGAAGGATGCGGGACTGGCACTCAAACATTAGACATTAAATTTAGTGATGCTACTTACAGTGGTCAATGTAGCTCAGGACCATTGTAATAATTAATAAAAACAAGTAATAGTAATAATATGGCTTTAACATTAGAAGTTTCTTATTTTAACTCATACTATATGAAGAGATTAGCTGATGTTCCTCAAACAAGTGCGGGGGTTCCTACTCCTACTTGGAATGCGCCACAAACAGTAAATGCTGATAAAGATTGGTATATAGAAGAATCAAGAATAAGAGGGGGCTATAATAACACTAGTACTGACTATGGAGTTAAAGCTTATTTAGTAGAAGAAAATGATGAATCCCAAAGGAGAGGGAATTCTTTAATTTATTCTGGAATTTTTAATTCTAGAACTGGTATAAATAACACTAATCAATTTAGTGTTGCTGATGAAATAACTAGAAGCGTAGATCCCATAGGTGGAACTATACAAAAACTTTATGCTGAAGATACAAATCTTATAGTATTCCAAGAAAGAAAAGTAAATATAGCTTTAATAGATAAAGATGCAATATATTCTGCTGAAGGGCAAGCAATGACGACTTCGGCAAATATAGTAATAGGCCAAATAACACCAATTGGAGGAAATTGGGGAATTGGAACTAATCCAGAATCATTTGCAGTATATGGGTATACAAAATATTTTGTAGATAAAAATAGAAATGCAGTATTAAAATTAGCTGGTGGACAAATACAAGAAATATCTAATGCATTTATGATAGATTTCTTTAGAGATAAACTTTCTGTAGTTACTAGTACAGGGGCTATTTTAGGAGCATATGATGTTTATAATCAAAACTACGTTTTATCTATACAACCCGATGCAAGATATACAGAAATATCCTCGGATGGCACATATTATACATTAAGCTTTGATGAAATGTCTAAAGGATGGACTAGTTTTTACAGTTATAAGCCAGAAGATATGTTTAGTTCTCAAGGTTATTTTTATACAACCAAAGATGACAGTGACCAGTCTAGAGTGTATAAGCATTATACTAATCAAACTAGAAATAGTTTTTATGGGGGAACTCACCAATCATCTATTCAATTTGTATTTAATCCATCCCCTAATACTATTAAAACATTCCAAACAATAAACTATGAAGGTACAAATGGTTGGGAAGTTACAGCTTTAATATCAGATGAAACTGGTTTTGATGCAAGTAGTGGTAATTGGATTAATCATGTTGATACTATCATACAAGGTGCAGGAGCAAATGAGTATAGTAAAATATATAGTTATGATGAAGGATTATATACAGAAAACAATATACAATATAGAGCAGGATTTGATAGAAAACAAAATAAATATATGGCAGTTATACCTAATAATACACAAACACCAATTGCAGGTGAGGTAATATTTGGTAATTCTATGACAGGCATAAAAGCTTATTACGCTACAGTAACAATGAAAACAGATACTACTACAGATCCTGATGGATTAAAAGAATTATTTGCAGTAAGTAGTACATTTATATAAATTAAATTAAATGAACGAACTAGATTTAAAGAAGAATCTAAGCTTATCTAATCCAGAATTTAGATCTCGAGTGGTTGAACTTGAGAATAGAATTAATAGTTTAGATAAAGAACATAAAATAGAACCAGCTGATTGCCCTTTAAAACATTTATTTTCAGATGGAATGTATGTAAGAGAAGTGACAGTTCCTGAAGGAACGTTGGTTATAGGAAAAATACATAAACATGAGCATCCTGCGTTCTTATTAAAAGGAGAAGCTTGGGTAGTAACAGAGCGTGATGGTGTTAAAAAAATGGAAGGGCCTTGTTCTTTTATATCACCAGCTGGAGTAAAGAGAGCTGTTTTTGCTAAAACAGAATTAATATGGACAACAGTTCATTTAAATCCAGATAATAAAAAAGACTTAGAAAAATTAGAAGAAGAAAATATAGCTATAAATTATGAAGAATTTGATAAATTTATAACACAAAAAAATATACAACAATTAAAACAATAAAATTATGGCATGGGTAGCAACAGGTATGACAGTAGTCAGTGGTATAGCTGGCATGGCTGCATCCAAAAAAGCCGCGAAAGCAGAAGCTAAAAGAAGGAAAAGACTCCAAGCACAATTAGATTCATTAGAAGCTAATAGACAAGCTGTTATAAATCCTTATGAAGGTATAACTAATCTAACTGGTGTAGTACAAGACTTATCTTCAGAAATGTCTAATCCCTATGCAAATTTAAGTGTTGCTACTAGAGCAGCGGAAATGCAAATTGAAGAAGCCGATATTGCTTTAGCAAATACTTTAGACACTCTTATGGCTACTGGGTCTGGAGCTGGCGGGGCAACTGCTTTAGCACAAGCAGCGTTAGCTAGTAAAAAAGATGTTGCTGCAAGTATTGAAATGCAAGAAGCCGAAAATGAAAAACTAAGAGCACAGGGCGAACAAACTTTACAAAATGCAAGATTAGCTGAAAAAACAAGAATTCAAGATGTAGCATTAACCCAAGCTGAAAGAGTTCAAGATAAAGAGGCTTTAGGAAAACAGTTTGTATTTACTCAAACAGAAGCTAGAGAAACAGCTAAAATTGATAGGGTTGCTACACAATTAGATGGTGCTCAAGCTGCTATGGCTCAACACAATGCAGATGCTACAGCTGCTTTAACAGGTACAATAGGGGGTGTTGCAAATGTTATGGGGACTGTAGGGGCTGCTAATCTAAAAACAGAAGGAGGAACTTTTTTCAAAGCAGGTACTTCATAAAATAAATAAAAATGTCATATAGAAATCCACAATATAAAGTAATTTCGCAAGCTGAAAACTATAAAGATATGTTTAAGAGCATTGCTGGCGCTGCTAAAAGTGTAGCAGATGCTAAAGTTGAAGTAGCAGAGCAAAAGGAAAAGAGAGATAAAGCGAAAACAAAGCAAATTCAAACTGATAATAATACTTGGACTCCTTTGCAACAAAAAGCTGTTGCTGATGATCCAATATTTGAAAAATCCTTAGAGGGTTTGAATTTAAAATTTGGTGAGTATGGCGCAATGATAAATGATGGAGATTGTGGAGAAAATGATCCTAATTGTTCTAAAGCAACTCTTAATAAAGCTAGGTTATTAGAATTACCAGATCAATTAATTGAGCAGGGTGCATCATGGCAAGAACAAGTTGATAATCTTCTTAGTAATTCTAATATTGATGAGAATGACCCAATGTATAATACTTTAGAGATTATAAGTAAAGTTATGGGGAAAACACCAGGATATGAAGGATATAAAATAGATGCTACACCAGATTTTGATGAAGAAAAGGGTGAATATACTGGTAATGTTACATGGAAATTTACTGGTCCTGAGTTTGAAAATGGAGAATTCATAATGAACTCAGAAGAGTTGGGAAGATTAACAAAGGGTGATTTAGATTTAGTTTCAGATTCACCAGAATATTGGCCCCAATCTACTAGAATAAACCAAGCTAGTGGAATGTTTAAAGGACCCCCAGGTATGAATCCTAAAGATATGTTTAATCCGAATGGAACTCCTGCGGCAGGTGTGACATTAAATGCCGACTTTCAATCAACGGATATAAACGGAAAACCTTTAGTTGGAGATGATACAAGAAGAACTAAAAAAGTAGCCTATACAGGATCAGATGGTAAAACATACTATCGTGAGTATGAATATAATATTATAGGTTGGAATAAAGACAAATTAAAAGCAACATATAAACCTGCGGCTAAAGCAGAGGCTGATGCAATGATGAACCCAGCAAACCCCAAAGATGCAATTGCTTTTTGGAATAATAATTTTGCAGGAACAGACTATATTAAGGATATGCCACAAGAATTTTTAGATAAACTAGAGGGTGGCGTTATAAATTATAAATTAGGAATGCCAGGGGCTCCTGGAAATTTAATATATGATGGTAATAATATAAGCGAAGACTTTAAAACACAATTTTATGCTGCTTATGAAAAATATTATTATGATAATACTTTAAAATCATTTGTTGATAAAGAGGTTATGAATCCAGATGTAATACCAAGCGCAACTGATAACTGTACAGATGGGAATGGAGGTCCAGTTGCTTGTCCAGATACTGCTGCGGGGATTAAAATGGGTGGAGACGGGTCTCTAACTACTATACAAAATCCTAAAGAAAACGTATAAATTTTAAATAAATAATATGCCGGAAACAGTAATACAAGGTCAAAATCCTTTGGCACAAATTCCCCAAGAATGGAGAGCAAAAGTTAAAGCTTTATGGGAAAAAAGTGGAGGTGAAGATTTTGTTGATTTAGCATCTTATGCTGCTAATTGGTTATCAAATTATAAAAATGCTGATAACCCAGGAAATCCTAATATTAATTCTAAAGGAGAAATAGTAGATAGAGAAAAAAGTTTTATAGGTAATGCAGAATTATCTAAAAGAACTTGGATGTATTTGAAGGATCAAGGCATGTTAGGTAAAGATGAAAGTTATGAAGACTGGTTACAAGGAATAAATAATCAACCTGTATTAAAAATGAGAACTCACTCTTATTTATCTCAAAGAGGTATGTTGAGTGATGGAGAAGATTTTAATGCATGGAATAAAGGATTATTTGGAGTAGAAGAGGAAGAAGAAGTTAATGTTGATGATATGCCAAGCATGACTAATTATCAGGATTTTTTAAGTAGAAGAAATATCCAAGAAGGTGAAGAAATCCAACGTCAATTAGATAATGAAAAAAAGAGACAAAACGCAATTACTTTTGATCAAAAACTTATATCTTATCAAGACCAAATAAATAAATTAAGAAATAATCCTCCAACAATTCAAGAAGGGGAACATAAGGGTGAAGTTGATGTTGAAGAATATAATCGTTTAAAGAAAGAATTACAAGAAAATGTACCAAGTACATTACGGGTTAAGGAGGGTGATATTTTAACAGAATTACTAAATGAAAAATCTAAGTTATCAGATGACTTGAGGGTTTTGCTTGAAAATATAGAAAATATAAATTTACAGTCTTGGGATGTGGGGGATGTATTTAATATAGTTGATACAGAAGCAATACTTGATGGCACTATAAGCCCGGTTGATCGTTTAAATTTCCATCGAGCACGAGAATTAATAGGCATGAGCAAGGAAGAATATAATAAATTATGGAGAGGAGGAAGTGAATCAAGATTAGAATTAATTAAAAAATTATCTGATGGAGTTAATAATTTAGATGAAAGGGATTTTTTAGAATTAGAGTCAAGCAGAGATATTATAGCACAAAGAGAAGCTATATTAGAAAGATATAATAATCCTGCTACAAGAAATGAAGTAACCGCTGAAGAATTAAATATGGCAACAGAAGCTGATCCTAGCGCTTTAGCTTATGTGGAAAGATTTGCCCCCAGATTAGAGGATATTAAAAATTCTGATAAAGATTTACAAATATCATATCAAGAAACTGTTAGTAAGGCTACTTTAAATGATCCTAGATTTAATGCGATAAGCACTAGAATTGGAAATGAACTAGAGCAAACAGCTTTAGAAAAGATGAATGAATTAGGCGCTAAATATATAGATCCAAATAACCCACAACAACATCAAATTGAATTTGTTCAACAAGAATTTGAAAAATGGTATAATGATGAATATACTAAAAGATTAACTAAAGACCAAGAAGCTACACAAATATTTAAAGAATATGGAGTAACAGGGAGTAAATTTTATGAAAAGCTTAGTAAAGATTACGCAAGATTCAAAAATCCTAATTTAAAGTGGGTTGAAGAAGAAAGCAAAGCATATGATGCAGGGGATAGAAGTTGGAAAGCGAGAAAAGATAAGTGGTGGGCTGATACTAAGGAAATGTGGTGGAAACATGTATGGGAGCCTGGTGAAGGGGATGAAGAGGGCCAACTAGGAGCCGGCTTAACTGAGCTGGCTAATAGTATTGAAATTGCTGCGCAAAAAGAAAGGTATGAAAGGAGGTCAGGGATTGTTGATGAATTAGATAAAGCTTTTGAACTTGGTATACTTAATAATAATATGAGTATTGGGGAATCTTTAGATGCTATTGAGCAGGCTTTAGATGACGGTGTTATTAGTAGTACTGGACATTATGATTGGAATAAATTAAAGAATAGGTTTGATCGCAGATTTGGCTCTTGGATTTTTAAACCTGAATCTTTTGATACAGTAACGTGGAGTGAGGATGATAATATTGGAGACTATTATGAAAGAAAAAAATTAAGATTAGGGAATACTACCGAAAATTTTGAAGAAGATATTACTGAATATCTTGATGCATTAAAAAGAAAACAAAAATTTAATGAATTAGATCTTATAGACCCATTAACAGGAGAAGTTCCTAAATGGAATATTTTTGACGCTATAACATCACTCCCTCCTGGAGGAGAAAGTCCTTTTGAACATTTAACTATTGATGGATTATTGGGAAGAATGGCGCAGGGTGTTGAGCAAATTCAAAATTTCATTCCACAGGCTGTTGCAACTACCGCTTATGGTATAGGTACTATAGCTACTCTAGCTCCTGAAGGGGCTTTTTCTAAAGGGTTTGCTGCTACAGCATTTACGGTTGGTAATATATTTGCTGCTGCTGGGGGTTTAATAGAAGGAGCCCAAACATATGGATCTTTATATATGGATGGAGTTCAGAGGCAAATGGATAAAGAATATGGAGAAGGGGGATATACTCTTGAAGAATATATGGAAGCTTTAAAAGATAATAGATATGGCGACCAATTAGCTGCAATTTTACCAGCAGCAGGTGTAGCCGCTATTTCATTTGCTAGTGATTATGCTATGGGAAAAGCAGGGAAAGGAATGGCTGAGGGAATTTTAGGTAATTCAATGGCACAGCAAATGATGAAAAATACTTTTTTAAACTGGGTGGTAGCAACCGCAGCGCCGAAAGTAGTAGCCGCTGGGGTAACTCCTTATAAAGAAGGGCTTGAAGAATTTTTCCAAAATTACTTAGAACAAGTAGGTGGTAATTTTGTTAAAATGCCAGGGGAGCAAATAGACAGTCCATTTAGAAAAAATATTGATTTTGATGAGCTTATGACTAATTATAACATGGGTTATCAAATGGGTGAATTATTTGGTACTGGTGCCGCAATATCTATGTCTGCTACATCTGCCGCGGGAACGAGCCCTGCTAGTTATGCTACTCAAGCTATGAATCGAGCAATTAATATAGACATGGATCCTGATGCAGGTACATTCCAAGTTAATGATAATTATTTTAAACAAATTATTGATAAAATAAAAAAAGATAAATCTTTATTAAAAAAGGATAAGTATACTCAAATAAAAGAAGTTTCAGCTATAAGAGAAGCAGCTCTTAAAATACCTTCGGAAATTAGAGGAACAATGAAAGCAGAATTAATTAGATTATTAGTAGCACAAGAAAAATTAGAAAATATTATTAAAAAAACTGGTAATAAAGAATTAAGTATTAATGAAATAATGCTAAAGGCTGAAATTGATGAAAAAATAAAAAAGATAATGCAAGAGAGAGTAGATGATACTACTGCTCAAAGTATATTACCTTTTATTGATAAAGGTCTTTCAAGGGAAAATGCTGCATTTATTGAGAAATATTATAGAGATGATGATGGAGGTGATGATGGAGGTGGCCCTGGGGCCGCCCCCGCTCTTGCTAGAGACCCTAGTATTCAAGACGATGGATTAACCCCAGTTAAAAAAGGCCCAACCATACAAGATGTTAAACCTAAATCTTTAAGGCCAGGAAATTATTTTATCCCTGGCGGGGAACCTGGGTTTTGGGATGCGAGTGAATTAGATTTATTAAATCAAGCTAATAATTTAGAAGTAATACAATTAGCTAATACTAGTGAAAGAATATTACAAGATATAGGATTAAAAGATACTAGTATAATTAAAGAAGATACAAAGTGGGAAGATTTCCAACAGCAAATAGGAGATTTAGGTTTAGATTTAGAGACTGATTTTGGGATGGGTGTAGAAGCTAGTCCTACTTTAATAAGAAGAAGCTTTGAAGCTATTAAAAGAGAAAAACAAATAGAAGCTCAAAATGCTAAGTCTACCCCTGAAGCTGCGGATTTGGATTTAGTTGAGATAGATGAAGCAGCTATATTAGATGAAGCGGCAATTGCAGATGAGGGTGGAACTAATGAGCTTTTATTAAAAACAATAAATGACCCTAAGGCTTCACCTAGTGCTAAAAATGCAGCTATTAATACTTTAATAAATTCTAATAAAGCTTTATATATGAAAGCTGTAGGGTTTGATCCAGAGGCTGGATCTATACAAGCCAAAGCGGTATGGGACGCGGTAAGATCTGCGCTAGCCCCAGTTATAAGAAACTATAAAGAAGGTAAAGGAGCAACATGGAGCACCTATTCTACCGAATCTTTAATGAGAAAGAGAAAGACAATTTATAGTGAAGCAGCAATTGGGCAAGGAACAGATTTAAGAATTGATGATCCAAATGTCAAAAAAGAAATTGAGAGTGTTGCTGAAGAGTCGTCACAAGAAAAGGAAGTTGGCCCTAAGCAAAGGAAAAAAATAACTGTTAGTAATAACCCCATAATAGAAGAATATATTTCTGCTGAAACTATAAATCAAATAAAAGAGGATACTAGAAGTACTATATCTAATTTAGTAAATAAAGGTAAATCAGTTAATGAAATAGTAAAAGCATTAGAAAAAGAAGCAACAAAAAACACATGGGCTGATGTAAAAAGATCTATAGGAACATTAGCTTCAAAACCTTACTCTGATTTTATTAATAAATTATTCGATAGTAATTTTGTAAAAAACATATCAGTTTATGATATGAAAAATAGATTTCAAGTAGGTGGAAAAAGTTTATTTGGAATTAAAGAAACAGGTACAACACCTACTACAAGTATAAGTCCTAAAACTGGTAAAAAAGGTAGTTATAATAAACAAATTTTCGATATAACTATTCCTTCAAAACAAACATTAAAAGATTATTTTATAGAATTTATAGGTAAAGATTTATCTTCTAAACAAAAATCTAAATATGTAAAAAGAGCTAAATCTTTATTCCAATTAATTGCTAAAGATATAGCATTAGAGTCTTTACAAGAATTAAAAGTCGATAAAGATTTTATGAATAAATTAGATGGGATGCTTAAGGAGCAAAATTCTCCTATAACAGCAGAGCAATTTATAGATACTATTGATCAGCAATTAGATAGAAGAAATTTAGAAGATACTTCATTTGATAGAGTTGCGGTTGCGAGCCCACCACCACCACCACCACCACCACCAATAAAAAATGTAAAAAAAGCAGTAGAAAGAAACGAAAAGCGTAAAAAACGATTAAAAGAAATTAGTTTAGAGGGATTAACATTTTTTGATAAAATGTTACAAAAAGAATTTGATAAGAGCCCTCACACTAGACACCTTCGCGCATATGACTGGTTTTGGGAGAAAGATTTCAAGAAAGTGATCCATGGAAGAATGTATTTTCCTAGGAGACTTTATGAAAGAGTGAATATCGCTGCTATTTATGAGAGAAGGAACAAAGTAAAAGAATTATGGAGCGACTACTCAGTTGAAGAGCTAAGAGCTAAGCTTAAAAAAGCTAAAGGTGAAAATAAAGAAAACATAAAACTCGCGATACAAGAAGTCTTTAGAATTTTTGGGACAGAAACAACAGCAGTTCAAGACTCTGGAATTGATATTTATACAGGTAAAGATAGAGAATTAACCCCAGCAAAATTTTCACAAAAAGATTTTAATAAAACATGGGCGCGAGGTTATAAAGGAGCTACTTCGGATGGTATAAATTATTTAATAAACAAATTCAATAAAGATTATTTAACTAGTACTAAACAAGAAATATTAGATGCTCAAGAGGTATTATTTACTGCTTTAACAGAATTAGGCTTAGACCCCAGGGAAATATTGAAAGCCAGTAATTTATCCCAAGGTTATAGTAAAACAGTTATGGATAAAAGAGGGGGAGGTACTATAAATTATATATCAAATATAAATAACCTTCAAGCCGCAAAAGAGAGAGATGCTAAAATTAGGGAAGATCGTAGGATTGAAAATGAAGCATATTTAAAAAAACATGGCGAGCCCAAATATAAACCTAGTCAGTTAGAAAATAGAGATGCTAAATTTGAAGCAACACAAACTGCTTATGATAAAGGAGAAATTGGCAGTATAGCGCTTCTTAAAAAAGAATTATTAGCAATTTTTAAAGATAAAGGCTTTAAAACTAATGAAAATATTAAAAAGGCTATTAAAGGACAATCTTTACCGGGTAAAACCCTTAAACAAACTATAAATTCGCTTAATAAATTAATTGATACAAATATTGACAATACAAACGAAGCAAAGAAAGGCAGAAAAAAAATATTTGAAATTTTTAGAAAATTAAATAGAAAACTCTTAGCTCCTTTACTAGATATATTATTTGCTAAATCTAACTTTACAATGAATATTGGGCGACAATTAAGTCCTGTATTAGGGAAGATGAAACATTTTTACAAAGGCGCTGAAATAATAAAAGAGCATTTAGTTCAATTTGGTAATCAAATTAGAATGATAGGGGATATGTTAGAGACTTCAAATGAAGCAATTAGTGAAGGTATAGAGCAATGGTTATCTGAAAATGATTTAGTTCAACTTGCTGTTACTGGGGTAGAGCAAGAAGCTACATATAATAAAGGAGATATTGGGGTGTTTGGTACTGAACTTAATGAAACCTGGAATGCCAAAAGTGAATTACATCCATTTATACTTCAAAAATATAATGAATATAAAGCTGGTAAAATTACTTTAGAAGAGTTTTTAAAAGTTAAAGGACTATTAAGATATGCTAATGAATATTTTTACAAAAACGGTAACGACATTGAAATGTATAACCGCAAGACAGGTAAAATGGCAACTATGTTCGAAATCTCTAATGCTGATATAAGATCTAATGTAATTGTTAATGGTAAAACTTATACTGCTAAAGAATTAATGAACGGAAGCAGACAAGTTATAGATAAGGTTGCTATGTGGGTTCCTTTTTATCCTAATGTAGTTAAAGAACAGGCGTTTGCAGCTATGAAATATAATAAAGGGGAATGGGATACTAAACAGACTCAAGATTATTTAAAAGCAGCTCTTCCTGCTGCGATTCTAGCAGATAATGCTAAATTAAATGTACAAGAATATATGCCACATTTTTTACAAAAACTTTGTGGATCGCCCTGTAGAGTGCCTAGAACATCCAAACAGGTTAAAAAGATTTTGGAAAATTCTTTAGACACCCAAGTAAATGCGCAGAAAGTAAATAAAAAGAAAAAAGGTATTAGTGTATTTGATATGGATGATACATTGGCTAAAACTAAAGAACAGGTTTTAGTTTCAATGCTTGATGGTACATTAAGAAGATTAACGCCAGCACAATTTGCAGAGCAAGCAAGTATATTAACTGAACAAGGGGCAGAGTTTGATTTCTCCCAATTTGAAAATGTTAAAGGAGCTAAAAAAGGACCATTAGCAGATCTTGCTTTACGTAGACAAGATAAGTTTGGTAGTGGAGATATTTATGTTCTTACAGCGAGACCACAAGCGTCGGCACAAAATATAAAATTATTTTTAGATGGTATAGGATTAAATATACCAATAAAAAATATTACAGGATTAGAAGATGGTAGCCCACAAGCTAAAGCCCAATGGGTATTATCTAAAACTCAAGAAGGATATAATGACTTTTATTTTGCAGATGATTCAAAAATGAATGTAGACGCAGTTAAACAAATTTTAGACCAAGTAGATATTAAATCTAAAGTACAGCAAGCTATAGCTGATAAATCGGTAAACCTTGACAAGGAATTTAATGAAATGTTAGAAGAGTCTCAGGGCGTGAAAGCTCAGGCACAATATTCTCCAGCTAGAGCAAAAATTGAAGGACAGAAAAAAGATAAAGGATTTTTTAAATGGATGGGTAGACAATTAACTATTACGCCTTCGGCTGAAGACTTTTTAGGATTAATGCAAGATCTAATGGGTTATGGTAAACAAGGCAATAGACATGCTAAATGGATTGAAGATAATTTAATAGGACCTTATAATAAAGCTGATCAATCTATATTATCAGCTAAAGTCGCTGTAGCTAATGATTTTGCTGCGCTTAAAGAAGTTTTTCCTTCACTACGATCAAGTATAAAAGGAAACCCCCTAATGGACCAAATAGGTGTTGGGCCATATACAAAGTCCCAGGCAATGAGAGTTTATATGTGGACTAAGCAAGGAATGGAAATTCCTGGATTATCTAAACGTGATCAAAATGCTTTAGTCAAAGCTGTGGAAAACGATGCAGAGCTTATGTCATTTGCAGATAATGTAATGTTAATTAATAAAAGTAAACAATATCCAGCTCCAGCAGAAAATTGGGTTGCAGGCACAATTGATAGCGATATAATGGGTGGTATCGATAGAGAGTTTAGACGAAAAGCTATGACCGAATTTGATGAGAATGTTAATATTATATTTTCAGAGAAAAACTTACTTAAACTAGAAGCTCTTTATGGCAAGAAATGGGTTGAAGCATTAAAAGACAGTTTACGTAGAATGAAATCTGGTAGTAATAGACCGGTATATCAAGGTGGTGGGGCAAGAATAGTAAATGAAATGCTTGATTGGCTAAATGGCTCTGTTGGTGCTGTAATGTTCTTAAATGTAAAATCTGGACTACTTCAGCTTATATCTAATGTAAACTTTATAAATTGGGGTGATAATAATATATATGCCGCAGCCAAAGCTTTTGCTAGCGCAGAATATTGGCCAACAGTGGTGAAATTAATGAATTCTGATTATTTAGTTAATAGACGAGATGGTTTAAAGATTAATGTTAACGAAGCTGAATTAGCCAATGCCGCTAAAGATGGTGGTATGAAAGGGGCTATAGCCTATCTACTTGATAAAGGATTTATTATTACAAGAATAATGGACAGTTTGGCAATTGCAACAGGTGGAGCTACTTTTTATATAAATAGAAGAAATGCTTTATTAAATAGAATTAATCCTGAAACAAGTAAAAAATATACTAAAGCAGAAGCAGAGGCAAAAGCATTTGATGATTTCTATGCTATATCAGAAGAAAGTCAGCAGTCTAGTAATCCTAGTAAAATATCACAACAACAAGCTAGTTTAGCGGGTAGAGTGTTATTAGCATTCCAGAATGTTACAATGCAATATAACAGGATGACCAAAAAAGCTATTAGAGATTTATATAATAGAAGAAAAAAACCAGGTATGACTCAACGTGAAAGCGATTTGAGTAATTTATCTAAAATAATTTATTATACTACAGTTCAAAATATAATATTTAATGCATTACAACAGGCATTATTTGCAATGTTATTTGATGATGAAACAGACGAGGAAGAAAAAGATAGATTAGCTAAAATTGTAAATGGTATGGCCGATTCATTATTATTTGGACTCGGATTTGGTGGGGCTGCAATATCTACAGTTAAAAATGTGCTACTCCGAGTACGATACGAAAGTTTGCAGAAAAGCCCAGATTATGAAGAAGCAGTATGGGAAGTATTTGGTGTATCTCCAGTTTTAGATTCAAAGATACGCAAACTAAGAACGACAGCTAAAACATTTAATTGGAATATGGAAGAAATTACTAAGCGTGGGTGGAGTTTGGATAATCCAGCTTATTTAGCACTTTCTCAATTGATTTCCGCTGCAACTAATATACCAATAGATAGGGTAATGAGAAAAATGATGAATATGAGGATGGCTATGGACGAAGAGACTAGAACATGGCAACGAGTAGCATTGATTTTAGGGTGGAGTAGTTGGAGTGTAGGATTACCTTATTGGGGGTTACAAAGTACTATTGACCAGGAAGAAATAGCTATAGAAAAAGCAAAAAAAGATTACAAAAACGATATTAGAAAATTAAAAGCACAAGGTTATAAAAAAGTTATGTATAGAAATTTAAAAGATTTCGACCCTAAAGATATTGTAGAATTACAATCCCCGGCAGGAACTGTAGTATATTATGTAAAAGTTAAAAAAGGGAAACAAGTTAAAAATTAAAATAAAATTATGAAAAAATTAATAACAAAATGTATTGATAAAATACAAGAAGCATGGAATAAATTAATGTATAAATTAATGTTTAAAAAATACAAATAATGAAACAAATTTTATTAGCTCTATGTCTACTTATTACATTTAATGTAAGTGGCCAAGAAAAAGAAAAAGGAAAATTCTTTAAAGATGTTTATAAAGAATTATTCAAGTATAGCACTATATATGTAGCTGGTGATATGCAAAATCCTAAAGAAAACGTACCAGACTATTTTGTCAGGACTAACCCAGACGGCGGGTTATATGACATACCAGTTGTAGTAGATGGAACAGTTTATCACGACTTTGATTATAGATATGGATTTGGTATCCGTAAACTAGCTAGATATGATTATGAAGTAAAAGGCAAACAATATTATGATGGAACTGAAAACAATGTAGGTTTATCTGCTACAAATTCGCCAGTTAAAGGATTAGAATATGTATTTCATTGGGAAAAAGAAAGAGAAAGAGATGAGCTATATGACAATCATAGGTACTTTTTAAAACACAGTGGTAAATACCATATGGTCAAAGTTGAAAGTAGAAAGCAAGGTAAAATAGATTTTAATTATCAATCTGCAGAAGTAAGGGCTAAATTACCTATTGGTAAAGAATTTAGTTTATCAGCTGGGGTTATGTATCGTACACATGAGCGTCCTTATGGATATAATCCTATACAAATTTGGTTAAATGAATCAGATGAAAATGGTAATGCTGTAAATCCTTGGTATACTTTAGGATTCTATTATGGATATGATGATCATTATACTACTACCCAATATGC